TGGAACGGAACTCAAAGCCATGGCCACTTGACTAGCAGCGGCAGAGTACTTCTCCACTGGGCCACTCTTGCGTTCATCATTGTCTCCCTGAGTCGTAATCGTCATAACGGTAGCAGTCGGTGGTCCTAACTCCACATCTTCTAGCCATCCGTACAAATAATAGTAAGGATCAGTAGCGCCACCCGATGCTGAAATTGCATTCAAGACCCCAATGACCAATTCGCCGAGATCGGCAATGTCGTTAATGCTAGATGCGTCAGACAAGGCCGAAGGACTAGCATTATACAGCCTAGCCGCCGGATTCGGCGCAATAAAAGGGACGATCATCTCATAGGGTTTGTTCAGACGTATATCTAGCTTCATAGCACCAGGAACTTGAGAGAGCCACTTCGAAAAGTTGTTGCCATTTGCACCAACGGTCAAATACATGTTATAAACAGCATTTGTTTTGGGTAAAGGAATGTAGCTGACCAATAGGGAACCCTTATGATAAGGGGTGCCCGTCAAGGTCAACTTCAAGTGCAAATTGGCACGTATCATCGAATAATTTCGCAGCTTGGCTCTGACGGTGGGATTCATAAAATACAGATCCCAAACATCATGGTAGAAACGCGTCGACGAGGACGTAATGTTCGCGGTTGCCAAAAGCTGAGGGCGCGAAAAGAATGAATCCAAATCTTCCTTACTATCTTTATAAATATGAACATTGCTCATCTTCATGATAGTATTAACTGTAGCCATCTCGGCATCAACATCAGTTACGGTGACATGTTTTTCTTCTCGTACCGATTCCTGGGGAACAACTTCCGACAACGACTGCGTCACCGCTTGAGGCAACTGAATTCTCTTAATACCCAATGATAGGATATTTAGAGATTGTTGCAATGACGCTATTTCAGAGTGAATGTACAGTGATCTGTCCACATCAGCTCGAAAATTGCGTTGGCAAAAATATGCTTCAGAGGTCTTCAAAACCTTAGCGGTCTCGAAATCCATAACGTCCTTCGACGCCTGTATAAGAGCATTCATCTTGTTACGCATTGCATACGCCAGATCACTAAACTCCATCTCAGGCATCACATCAGAATTATCTTCCTTCTCATCTGAGTCGCTCTGAGGAGTAACTTCCATGCTGAAAAGGTCGTTCCACGTGAATCGTTTCCAGAAACTAGCACGCTCCTCGCAGGGCAATGAACCATCGGCACACCATTCTTGGTGTCTAAGCAAGGAGTCATGAATTTCAGCAGCCTTGGGAATTTTCGAAAGGACAAGGTCCTTATCTACTTTTAACCACTTAGCTATGGCACCGCTAAGGTAGATCCTGATTGCCTCCACCTCATTAGGAGGTAAGTGGAACAAAAGTTCTCTCATCGCACTGCTGGTGGTGCTGATCACCTGGTTGCCAAGCGTCTCATGCTTTGATGGAAGAACCCAGTTAAGGCTGCGCTTGATCGAATCAAGAGAAAGAGCCGCGACGACATGGTCTCCAAACCATGAACGATTATGCCATTTCCTCTTGAGAAAACTTGCGTCTCGAGGGTAGACAAACTTAGAAAGCTTTCCATCTTTGGCTGCACTAGTGTACTCCATCGACGTATTACTCTTGATAAAATCAGCATACGAAATGTTATTCATGAATTCACCACGTTCTTCCTTGACAGCAACCAACACATCGTCTCC